AGCCCAAAAAATCAGGGTCTCCATTTCGAAGGTAAAGCCATTCCCCATACTTGAGAACATCTCTAGTTTAAGGAACTGCCCATCGGGCATTAGTGATTGTGGCGAGCGCAAGTCATCAAGCATTTGCGCCCAAGGTTCTGGGAACAGCAACCACACTAGTTCCCTGCATATGGTATTTGATGCATTCTTCAAATCGACAGTCGCAAGACCGAGATCCAAAGCTGCACCGGCTAGCACCTGATTCGTCTGCTGACTAGTCAGGTCAATACCGACGCGAAGGAGGCATTGACGGAAAAACGACCCAATTCCGAGCTGCAGGAAGATGTTCCCTGTCGGCTCGGCTGCAATCGTCCTTTTTGTCTTCGCGTTTTTATCAACCAGAACCACACGGTTCCCCTCCACTATATCAAAATCTTTGTGGAGAAGAGTTGTGGGTCCCGAGGCCGCGACGCCACGCGCTTTTAACCACGCGTAGTCCGTTGCCATTGCCGCCCGTAGGTACGGGAGGGCCTCCAGTGTAACTGAAATACGCTCCTCACGGAGTTTTTTGTCAATGCGAACGTCGCGCCCTTTCAGGGTTGACGTCGCACCCTTCCCCCATCTGAACCTATCTTGCAATTTAGCCCACTTTGGTCTATACCCGATAGCAGAATGTATAAAACGCTGGGCAGCCGTGATGGCTGCTTCAAAGCGCACCCAGTTAGGGTCATTCGTGCTCAGGCGTTGATTAGAGCGAGCGCAGATAGCCTCTCCTTCCCTGAAGGAAGAAAGAGCGACCTCCTCGAGATCGAGCTTAGTGTCCAAACCTGTGTATTTCGACAGGTATTCGGTCACTAAGTAATCATCTCGGAACTTCTGGAGATCAGATTCATCGTAGTCTAGCGCATTCATCCCAAGCGTCGCGACTTGGAGATCCTCATGGGCGTCAAGCAACATAAAGACGGCCATACTACGAGGTGTATCCAGTGAGACGCACAAGTGCTTCGCGCACTCACGCACAACATCACGTTGTTTGTCCACGTTCCGTCACCCTAATTAGTAGGGCGTCTGGCCGAGGACGATGTTGTCGCCCAGTGCCTTAACGCTATTTTGGGTGAGCAGATTGCGGGCACGCGCCAGGAGATTCTTTTTCCGGGCATCGTTCCAGCTCTGCGGGAACGCAACGGTGATCTCAACGAAACCGGTTTCCAGCAGCTTGGGAGCCGACGGAATGGTCAGGTCGAGTTCGGGCTCTGTAATTTTGAGCCAGTTGCGGGTGAGCGAAGCGGGCGCACGATCCTTTGGTTCTTTCACGGAATACTGGCAAACGTAGGCACCCATAGGGATGCCTCCATTGACAGTCCGTGCGATCCAACGGGCCATGTTTTCAGCTACGCGAGACGCGGGGGAGAAGGTG